CATCACTAGCTAACTTTACACCTGTTTCTTCTTCTTTTGTTTCTTCGTCTTCTACATTATCTAGGTCTGTAAACTCTAAAGGTTGTAGTGTCTTAAAGTAAAGATTAAGTGAGATACCATTAAAAGCTAATATCTTGTCAAATGCTTCTATAAGTAAGTTTTGAAAAGGTCTAATAACAGTATTGTCCATTAGTATAGATGCTGTCTTTAACTCCTCTGCGTTGTTTCCAAGCCCTGTATTGTCTTTAATACCTAAAAGCATAGGAGATACTACTCTGTGTGCTACAAGTATCTTACGGCTGCTCTCATCGCTTAAAAACTGATATTGGTTGTGTGCATCACTTAATTGTACAGGGTCTATTGTAGCTGCTGTTTCAGGGCTGTCGTTAAATGATAGTATAAACTTACCTGCATTACTACTGCCTGAAAACTTATCATAGATACGTCTTTCTATTTGTTCTCTTTCTTCTGCACTTGGAGTACCTGAATTAAAGTTAATAAGCATACTAGGACTTAATCCTGATTGTATGTTATTTATATGGAAGTTAGATATTTCTTCTTCTAAATCTGCATATTGCAACCCACCTTGATAGTCGGGTGTAGCATAGTACTTGTATCCTGCTCTATAAGGCTTAACGTAAACAATCTCGATAGCTTCATTACTCATACCAAAAGCAGGTATGCGCTTAACTTGGTTAATACGGTTGTATTTTTGCCAATCATTAGAGTAGTAATATGCTTCTATTTCTCCTTTATCGTTGCACTTTTCAGCAGCTAATTGTTCAACAGGTATATGCTCAACCCTTGCTATCTTTTTTCTGTCTTTACTGTAAATTACCTGCATACTACATTGACCAAATAATTTTAGGTCTGCACACAACTTACGTACACAATCTTTATGTAATAGTGTAATAGCTTGTGCATATGCATCAGGCTTTCTTTGGCTGTCAGTAGCATCTAATCCCTTACCGTATATCATTTCACTAATACCGTTTATAACAGCATTATTTGTAGGGCTACCATTGTATCGGTCTATTAGGTACTGAAAGTATGAGTTTTTATCTCCGTATGTTACAAAAGCCTTATTCTTCTTTTCTTCAATAGTAGGGCTAACATAATTCGATAAACTTAAAGCGTGTATCATAATACTATATAATCGTTATTGTGTGTATCGTTTGTATCGTAAACGTCTTTATTTACATTATACCTGCTTTGTGTTACAGGTGTTTGTGATGTACAGAACAATTTATCCCTATATACTAATGTGCTGCCATTTAAAACCTCTAGTGTGTAAAAGTGTCCTTCTCTAAATGGTGCGTTATCGCTGCCAAATGTCATAGAAGATATTAAGAAGTTTTTATTGCTAGCAACAGTAGTGGCTCCATATACCGTTTCTGACTTATTAGTTTGTTCATCAGTAACAGTATATTTAAGCGTTTGAGTAACATACTCTGCTCTTGGTATATACTTAAATGTTTGCGTTTGTGAAACTGATACAATCTTCATATAAGTATAACGTTAAAAAGTGAGAATTTGTAATAAAAAAAGAGGAGTGCTTTCGCACCCCCCTAACAATCATAATCAAAACAAATCTATACTCTATACAAATATATAAAAAATATATTAAGCAGGAGTAATAGGTGTAGTAGCACTTATATCTGGTACAGTTGAGAAGAATGGTGGATTAACCTCACTAGCCGTAACTGTAAGTGTAAATCCTTGCAAGTCTCCTGCTGCTGCTCCTGTTACAATAGTACCACCTGTAACCTCTGCACCGTTGTCTTTTCCTACTAGTAAGTACTTTGTAGTACCTGTACCATCAGGATATAATTCAACAACATAGTGCGCTCTACCTCTGTTTAAGAGTTTGATTTCTTCTTGTGTCGCTACGTCTAGATTTTGAAAAGTAACATTTAGTGTACTTTCATAAAAAGTAGTACCATTTTCTCTGCTTGACGTTACGCTTGTCTCTAAAGATGTTTGACCACCTTTTACTTCAAACTTGAAAAATTCAGCACTTCCATCTGTCGGTAGTGTTACCGTTCCTGACGAAGGGCTTAACGCTGCAATAGCTGCGCTATAATCAAGTATATATACATTTTTGATACCTGCATAAGCTGCCTTACAGCCTATACCTCTACCTTTTGTTATTGCACAACTCATATTTATTTATTTATTAAAAAAGGGTAGGTAGGATATTCCTAGCCCACCCCTTTTATGTTGGTTAAAATTATGAGTAAAGAACGATGTCGCCTCTTACTCCGTATTGTACTCCTGCTGTGTAACGCATCACAACTCTTACGTTTTGTGAACCATCAAGGTCAGCCATATCAATAACTTTAACTTCGTTACGGTCATCTAGTAGACCTGTACCAAAGAATAGGTTAGATTTCTGTGCAGCAACTGCTGTGTTATCAGCAAGTCCTTTAGCTACAACAATGTTTACACCTTCAAAAGAAAGCTGACCACCGTTGTACCATTGTGAACCTTTGTTATCTGTACCTGCACCACCAATAGTAGCAACAAATCCGCCTAAAGCACGTACATACGCTCTAGCAATATTTGAAGATACATAAAGGTTTAGGTCTTCTTTTCCGTAAACAGTAGAAGGAATAGCATCTACAATTTTACCTAGTTCTGCAATTACATTAGAAGAAGTTACAGTTGCTTTTGCTACATCAGCACCACCATCGGCAGTTAATAGAGCATCAAAACCATCAAAAGAACCCTCTCCTGCACTACCTTGCCAAATAGAAGTTTCAGTTGCGTTAGCAACTTCAGCAGCTACTTGTGCGATAACGAAGTCAGAGAATAAAGGTGGTAACTCATCAAAAGCACTAAAGCCCATTTGAGCAGCTTCCCAATCAGAGTGAAGTTGTTTCTTACAAATCTGTAAGTTTACTTGCAACTCGGTAGGAGTAAGTACTTTTTCTGTTAGTGTAAGTCCTGATGTACTGTCATCAAAGTCGCAATCAGCAGAACGTACTAGGTTAGAAAATGCTCCTACTTTCATAGCAGCTTTATATTTCACGTTAGGTAGGATAGTTATTGTACCACTATCTAATGTATCGGCACTTAATAAGGCAGCAGCAAGGTATTTGCCTGCAAACTCTCCTGCATAAGATGAACCTGTAATTGTTGGATTAGCCATTTTTATTTATTTATTTAGTTGTTAATTTTCGATAAAACTTTATCTAGTGTAGATTGCTTTCTGTTTTGTGCAAACTTCACATTAAAGTTGTTAGTTTTTTCAGGGTTATGAGCAATAGGCTCGGCAGCAGGTTCAGATAATTCCTCTTTTACTTCTTTAGGTAATTCCTCTGATAACTCTACTTCTGCTTCTTCGCTCATTTCTTCTTTCTTCATATCCTCAATCATAGCTTTGATTTCAGATACTGCTTCTGCTAGTTCTTCTTTAGTAACATAGCCTAATTCTTCTTCAGCTTCTACTTCTTCTTCGTCAGTAGCTTCTTCTTCAGTAGCTTCTTTGATTTCAGCAATAATGCCTTCTTCTGCTACTACTAGCATCTTACCATCTTCCATAGTATAATCGCCAACAGGCAATGCTACTCTTTCATCTTCGGTAACTATAAATACTTCTTGACCTGCTTCAAAGCTTTCTGCTTCTAATACAGTATCATTATCGAGTTTAGCTTGTGCCAACTCTACCTTTTCTTCAAAAGTTTCTACTATGTCAGTAGTTTCTTCTCCAAGAAAGGTTTTAATCTTATTTAACATTTCGGTTGCTTTCATATAACTATAACTATTTAATTTAACTATTTTACATTTTTAAATTTTACCAATACCTTGATTGATGAGTTTACCTTTACAGCACTTTATACTATAAGTGTTTTTATCAGCACATAAACATCCACGTCTACTGCCTTTAGGACTTGTCTTTGATGGTGTAAAAAATCTTTTCATCCTTGTCCTCTGTATTTTTTCTTATATAGCTTGCTTCCTTTAATGCTACTCATTTTTGTTTTAGCGTGTACACCCTTACGTTTTACTTTAGGTTTTATAACCTTTGCTGTGTCTAATTTTCTAGGCATTACAATAAGTCTAATTCTTTTAGTTTACTTTCTGCCCATCGTTTAGCTGCCTTACCACCCCATAGTAAGTAAGATATAGTACCACACGCTTTAGTATCGCTTTCATCATAGTACTCCTCTGCTCTT